CGAAATCGTTGAGCGTGAGCTATTGGAGGCACAACCTCTGGTATCTATGCTCGACTCAGTTCGACAACGTGTATTGGTTGATATGGGTTTCAACCTCGGTACTCCGACACTTATGAAGTTCTCAAACATGTGGGACGCTATCGAAGATGAGGATTGGGAAGAGGCGGCTGATCAAATGCTTGATAGTCGGTGGGCAAAGCAGGTAGGTCGTCGTGCCCATCGTCTTGCTGATGCAATGCGTACAGGCGAGTGGGTCTAGATGGCCGCGCTTAATATCTCACAAAAATCACGGGCGAAGACTGCCGCAATTGTGAGTACGACGGAAGACCAAGAAGATACGGTCTACACCTGTCCCGCAAACTGCCGAGCACACATGAGTTTACTATTCATATCTAACCACAATAATGCGGCCACTGACTTTGAAATCATGTGGGACAGAGCAGATGGCACTGATGCGTTTATTATTGCTGGTAAAAACCTAGGGGTTGGGGAGTTTTTACAGTTTTCTGACGGATTCATCGTGTTTGAACCGGGTGATGCCCTCAAAGTAACCCCGAGTAATAACTCAACTCCAGAACTAACTACCCTTGCGACAGTCGAAGAATTTTTTCTACTCCCCGGATAACGATAAAACATAGAGGTAACCAATGGCAATCACCACTGCAATGTGCACGAGTTTCAAGCAAGAGATTCTTGGCGGTGTACACGACTTAGACACAGATTCAATCAAGCTTGCCCTCATCAAGCAATCCCCTTCTGGGACCTACGGTGCGGCAACAACTAACTACTCAGAAGTGACAACGAATTCAGATGAAGCTTCTGGTACAGGTTACAGCGCAGGAGGTAACGTACTCGGTAGTGCAAGTATCACTGTTGACCAAACTACCGCAGTAGTAGACTTCGCTGATACTACGTTCTCGAATGCGACTGTTGCGGCAGACGGGTGTATCATCTACAACGCAGATCAAGGGAACAAGGCCATTGCCGTAATTGACTTTGGTGGCACGATCCTATCTTCTGCGGGTGACTTTACCATCACATTCCCAGCGGCGGCTTCGTCTACTGCAATCATCCGGATTGCTTAACTAGATGTCTTTCTACGACGAGGCTGATGCGTTCTACGGGACAGGGACCTACAGTTCTGCCCGATACGGTGTAGTAATACCTAGCCTCACTGTCACGGGCGTTGCAGGTACATCTGCTGTCGGACGATACTTCCGGGGCGTACAAGGTACAGGTTCCGTAGACTTTGTTGACTCGGCCTTGACGGAGCCTACGGAAGTCACCCCAGCAATGACTGGGGCTGTCGGGTCCGTAACCTTCATTGCTTCCGTACGTATCACTCTAGCTAGCGCACTCGGTACAGGTCAGATTGCTCGCCCCACAGTGACAGGCGATGAGTTCAATTTCGAGGCTACAAAAACCCTCTATGATCGTAAGCGACTCATCTATGTGCCAGCACGACCTTCCTCTGCACAGCGAACTATTAAGGTAATATAAGATGGCATATCAGTGGCCCTTCAAAGACCCCGATGAAACTCTCGACTACAGCATCGACTGGTCACGGTATCTTGACACTGCAACACTGTCTACCGTAGTTTGGTCCGTCAAGACACCAGTGTACAGCACGGACACAACCTTGGCGGCGGGGGAAGATTTGACGACAGCAACTTCTGGGGCGACTACAGACAGCATCCAGAACGTATCCCAAACAAACACGGATACCGTAGCGACAATCAATATCGCTGGGGGCGAAGCTAACCGCGAATACACTTTCACTTGCACGGTAACGGACAGCACTGCTACTGTTAGTCAGCGAGTTGTTAAATTAAAGATTAAGGAGCGATAGTCGAGATGGCGTACAACTACTTAGGTCTCACGAATGATGTCGCTCTACGCTTGAATGAGACGCAACTGACGTCTAGCAACTTTGCCACCTCAACAGGTTTTTACGCCTCTATCAAAGAGGCCGTTAACTCATCGGTACGTCACGTCAACCAAGCCCATTTCTTCTGGCCCTACAACCACGCAGACCAAACAGATACCCTCACAGGTGGTGTTTCTCGATACGCCTTACCCGACGACGCCAAATACATTGACTTCGGTTCTTTCCGAGTTCGTCGAAACACGAGCCTCAATATCGGGGAAGGACGTCGTTTAAACCAACTAACCTATTCCGAGTACCTCAGTACGTATGTTGATCAGGAGTATGAGACGGATGCAACCAGAGGGGCGGTCCCCCGCAATGTTGTTCGCACACCAGATCAGGAGTACATTATTGTACCGATGCCGAATGCGGCGTATGAGATTGACTACGAGTACTATGTAACCCCGGTTGATCTTGAACTTTATGATGATGTACCGACGATACCAGAGCAGTTTAGACACGTGATTGTAGACGGAGCGATGTACTACGCGTATATGTTCCGTGATAATATCGAAATGGCAAACTTGTCCCAATCAAAATTCGAGAACGGCATAAAGAACATGAGGACACTCCTCGTCAACGAAAACGTCTACTTCCGGAGCTTTTAACCGATGCCAGATCGTTGGCTTACCTTCCCTGTCGAGTTCTCTGGTGGCTTAATAACTAATCTGTCACCCTTGCAACAGGGACTCAACTATCCGGGCTCCGCAACGGTAATGCGGAACTTTGAACCATCAGTAGATGGGGGATATCGTCGTATTGAAGGGTACTCAAAGTGGGACGACGAAGCTTTGTCCGGTAGTGGATTCGTACGGGGCGTTGTGGAGTTTGAGCAGGCGGTGTACGCGGCACGGGGTTCACACCTGTACCAGTCAGGCGGAAGTGGTTGGACACAACTCACGGACAACGCAACCTATAGCTCTTCCGGGGTGAGTCTAGCCGGTAGTGGCTTCGTACGGTTCGCCAAGCACAAGTTTGCCGGCACAGACGTTCTCATTATTACCGATGGTCAAGGGAAACCTTTTAAGTGGGATGGTTCGACATTTGCTCAGATCACGACAGCGACATCCGACGTGAATGGGGCTGACTTCGTAACCAACCACAAGAACCACCTCTTTTTCGCCGAAGACAATATTGTAACTTTTACAGCACCTTTTAGCGATACGGACTTTACACCCGCGTCAGGTGCGGGTACAATAGTATTTGATAATGCAGTCACAGATATGATTTCGTTCCGCGAACAGTTGGTCATATTCACCGAGCAGTCAATACATTTATTGGTGGGTTCCACGGTTGCTGACTTCACCCTCGAGCCCATCACTCGGGACATCGGTGCAGTAAAGCCTGACACCGCTCAAGAGATCGGCGGTGACATCATGTTCTTGGGGCCTGACGGGTTACGCCTCCTCAGTGCCACCGAAAGAAACAACGATTTCGGATTGGGTGTTGTGTCTAAAAACATCCAACCCACGATGACACAGTTTATTGGGCAGTCGTCACATTTCGCTAGCGTCGTCATCCGTTCCAAATCACAGTACCGTCTCTTCGGTTTTAACTCGAGCTTCACAGACAATTCGGCTCGAGGTATACTCGGGACACAGTTTGCCCAGCAGGGTGGGGAAGGAATGCAGTGGGCTGAAACACGGGGAATTAATGCCTATGTTTCGTCGAGCTCCTTGAACGATACTGAAGAGTATCTCCTTTTTGCCAACGATGATGGTTATGTGTATCGTATGGAAGACGGGAACAGCTTTGACGGGACCAACATTGTAGCGTCATTCAAAACGCCAGAGCTCCCCATACAAGATCCCTCCACACGAAAGAGTATGTACAAGATGCAACTCTTCGTAGATCCTCAAGGGGGATTCAGTGCAGAAATGTCAACGGAGTACGACTACAACCAAGCAAATGTCGTACAGCCCGAAGTCATCACGATTTCAAACACGGCATCTCCTGCGGCATTTTACGGTGTAGCAACCTACGGAACATCAGGATTCGGCGGAAACTTGCAATACATTTTTGACATACAACTCACAGGTTCAGGAAACGTAGTGGCGTTCAACTTCGAGAGTGACTCGAGCGATCCGCCATTCTCTCTCGACTCAATGATCATCCAGTACGGTCAATACGGCCGGAGGTAAAATAATAATGGGACAAGGATATACTCGTAACGATACGGCCAACAACATTGCTGATGGAAACATCATCAACGCATCAGATCTCGACGGAGAGTTTGACGCCATTCAGGCCGCGTTTAACGCATCAACCGGACACTCACACGACGGCTCATCTGGGGAAGGCCCCGAGATCACCACAGCCGGTTTAGCAGATGATGCTGTTACTGCCGCCAAACTAGATGATACAGCCAGTTTCACGATGGCAGGACTCACCGTATCTGGGGCGGTGTCTCTCAACGGTAGTACAACCATCGGTAACGCCGATACGGATACTGTCACAGTCACCGCAGATGTTGCCTCGAGTTTGATCCCGTCTGCTGATGCGACCCACGATCTCGGTGCGACAGGTTCGGAGTGGAACGACCTCTACGTCACGGGCACTGCCAACATCGATGCCCTCGTTGCTGATACAGCGGACATCAACGCCGGATCTATCGATGGGGTAACCATCGGTACAAACTCCGCAGTTACGGATCTCCGCGTCGACAACCTCAAGATTGACGGTAACACCATCTCGTCCACAGACACTGCTGGGGATATCACCCTCACACCTGATGGTACTGGTAATGTTAACCTCGATGCGGACACGGTCCGTGTAGGGGATTCAGGGGTTGACGCGACGGTTACGACGAATGGTGCCGGTGACCTCATCATCAACACCAACGCAGGCTCTTCTTCAGGTTCGATTCGTATCTACGACGGGGCAGATGGGAATATCAACCTCACTCCCAATGGTACAGGTTCCGTGGTTATCTCGAAGGCAGATATCAACGGTGGTGCCATCGACGCAACCAACATCGGTGCCGCGACTGCTGGTACGGGCAATTTCTCGACGCTGTCCATCGGCGGTACCGCGATTACCTCCACAGCCGCTGAACTCAACATCCTCGACGGGGTAACCTCCACAACTGCGGAGTTAAACCTCGTCGATGGCTCAACTGCCGGTACCATCGTCAACAGCAAAGCGGTGGTTTACGGTGCGTCTGGTGAAGTCAATGCAACTACTCTTCAGGTTGGTGGTACGGCTATTACGGCAACTCCCGCAGAGATCAACCTCTTGGATGGCGTCACAGCCACAACAGCAGAACTGAACTACGTTGATGGCGTAACCTCTGCGATCCAGACTCAGATCGATGCAAAGATTTCTACGACTGAAATTGGCACTTCAGTACAGGCGTACAATGCCGCTAACGCAGTGACCAATGCCGCACAGACTTTCACGGCATCACAGCGCGGCACTGTTGACCCTCAGAACACTATGCCGTTTGACCTCAACGTGGCAAACAACTTTACCTGTACACCGTCAGGTGCAATTGATCTTGCGTTTGACAATGAAACAGCGGGACAGACTGGCATGATCTATTTAAGCAATGGAGCAAATTACAGTGTCACTGCGAGTGGGGATGTACACATCTCAGCGGCGGATTTGACAGCAATCAGCGCGACAGGAAACTACATTCTGAGCTATTTCTGCCCAGACGGGATAAACGTATACCTATCAGCATCAGCGGCACTAATTGAGGGTTCATAATGTCTGTTTTACAACACGGCATAGCAAAGTCTGGCGTAGCGGCTTTTTATAGCCAAGAGATTGGTGGCTCACTGCGCTTTCCCCGGACTACAACAAGTTACCTGTCAAGGACGTTTGGAACTCCGTCAACGAATGGCGAGAAAGTATTTACGATTAGTGTGTGGGTAAAGCGGGCAGGCAATACTGGCAACAATAACTACATCATTGACGGCCACACAGCCAATGAACACGTTCTAGCATTTGAAGGTGACTTGTTGCGTTTTGGCGCATGGAATAGTGGCGATGAGTTTAATATCAAAACCAATGCCCGAAAGCTCAGAGACAGCACTGCTTGGTATCACATCGTTTGTGCAGTAGACACCCGTGAAGCAGTGGCATCTGACCGCGTAACTTTCTACATCAATGGAGAGGAACTTAATCCATCGGAATTGCAAGGCACTTACCCATCTCAAAACTACACTGGCCGTCTGAATGTCAGCGGCAATACAGCGCAGATCGGAAGATGGGGACAGGGTACAGGACGTGAGTTTGAAGGGTACATGGCAGATTTCCACTTCATTGACGCGCAAAAGCTATCTGCGTCTGATTTCGGTGAAGCCAAATCGGGAACTTGGATTCCGAAAGAGTATGAAGGCACTTACGGCAACAATGGCTTCAGACTAGAGTTTGATGGAAATACCAACGATACTTCCGGAAACAGCAATAACTGGACAGCGGCAGGCGGCATCGGCACTCACGACTACATGCTCGACAGCCCAACAAACAATTTTGCAAAGATCAATTACTGGCCTTACTTTGGGGGCGTCTTATCTGAAGCAGACCTGAAGCACCAGTCTAATGCCGCATGGGTTGGCGCACCGTCAACATTTGGCATGGGTTCTGGTAAATGGTATGCGGAGTTCATTGCGCGGGATGCTAATAACATCTCAGTTGGCGTGATGGCGACAGAGGGAGACACCCAGAAAAATCTCGGTACATCAAACCTTGGCTACATGGGCAAGTATTCAGATTCATATGGTTGGGTCAACAATTTCGGAACAGTCTACAAGGCAAATAACGATGTAACTGTATCTTATGGAAGTGCGCCTAGTAATGACGACATTATTCGCGTTGCTTTCGATGCTGACAACGGTGAGTTGTACGTTGGCAAAGGAGCGACTTGGTTCAACTCAAGTGATCCCGCAACCAACACAAGCCCAATGTACTCAAGCATTCCGGTGACAAACACGTTTTACTACTTTGCTTCAGGGCTTGAAAACGCAAACGGTGTTTGGAATTTCGGGCAAGATTCAACCTTTGCGGGGGCAACTGCCGCAGGCGGTAACTCAGACGAAAATGGGTATGGCGATTTTAAATACGCTGTACCATCAGGATACTTGGCTCTTTGTACGGCTAACTTGCCAACTCCTGCCGCTGACCCTGCATCGGACGTAGAGCCACGGGACTACTTTGAGACGTTCACATACTCAGGTAACGATGGTGTACAGCAGATCGGTGACGTAACCAAGAAACCTGCTGATACGACTACGATCAGTGATTCGTTGGTGTTTAATGACGATGACAATGCGTACCTTTCCAAGAACATGAATACCGTTACAGGCGCATGGACGCTTTCAATGTGGATTAAGCGAACAGGTATTGGTAAATCATACGACCCATTGGGTAGCTTTAGAGCCGATGAATATCGTTTTGAAAGTGACGTATTAAAAATTGAGTCAGGCTTTACGTCCTCAATGACATTCAAAGATTCTTCCCGTTGGTATCACTTAGTATTTAGTGACAGTGGCTCAGACCAAACAGTTTATGTAGATGGAGTGTCTATTGGTACAACTGGATTTAGCCGTGATTTTGGCGACTCTGGTACTGTCATTGGCCGCATGGCTTATAACTCCACGCATTTTGATGGATACATGGCTGAGATTCATTTTATTGATGGCACAGCCCTAGATGCTGAAGACTTTGGCAACTTTGACGCCAACGGCATCTGGATTCCTAAGACTGTCACGGGGCTTACCTACGGCACAAACGGCTTCTACTTGGACTTCAGCGACAACACAAACACAACTACGCTTGGTGAAGATCAGACAGCCAACGGCAACGACTGGACGCTAAACGGCTTTGCGATAACAGATCAGGTTCCAGACAGCCCAACAAATTCATACCCCATAATCAGTGGGACAAACAAAAACAGTGGTACAGTGTTATCTGAGGGCGGCTTAGAGTTCCGCAATACTTCAGGACAGATTCACAATTCAGCAATAGCAACACAACGTCTACCAAAACAGGGTAAATGGTATTGGGAAGCCAAGGTGATTACTGACAGTAGCCCCGCTACTAATGCTATCGGCATTGCTTCTGCTTCATTTGACAACACACCCACTCCATCTGGGGCAGGGAACTTTTTTTACAATGAAGGACTCGGTTGGTACGGGAATACTGGAGGACTGTTTGGCTCTGCGACTTATGGGGTAGAGGTGGAGTCTGGTTCTGCAACAACATTTAGCAACAATGACATCATCGGTGTTGAATACGATGCTGATGAAAAAACAATGTACTTCCGTAAAAACGGTACGTTGATTGACTATCATTATGTCAACATCAATGACTCCGCATACGACTTCCTTCCTGCAACTTCTGCTTACGGAGATTTGGCAGGAAACGGAACTAGAGGGAACATCTTCAACTTCGGCCAGAAAACATTGTATGGAACAGATGGGGCGGGAACGCTTCCGACTGGGTTCTCCTTGCTTACAGAAGACAACATCACAGTCAATGAAGACAACCTAGAGTCGCCTGACCTTGTGTGGGTTAAGAGCCGTGACCAAGCAAGACATTCTGGGCTGTGGGACTCAGTGCGTGGCGTTAGACAGTTACTACAAACATCATCTACTGATCTTGAAACAGATCGCCCTTATGGTGTTTTGGACTTCAACAAGAATGGTTTCACGTTACAGTATGACCCTAGTTGGCATTACAACGAAGCGGGGCAGGATGAGGTTGCATGGTGTTGGAAAGCAGGAACATCGTTCAGTAATTCAGCAGGGACTAATGATGCATCAATCGCAAGCTCTGGCTCTGTAAATACTGAAAGTGGATTTAGCATAACAACCTTTACTGCAACTGGGTCTAACGAGACGGTGGCACATGGGTTATCAGCAAAGCCTGACATGATTATTATCATACGCAGAGATGCCAGTGGTTCTGATCATACCGTTTACCACTCTAGTCTTGGGGCAACCAAGAATCTGCGGTTCAACAATTCCGATGAGGCGCGTACTGATTCAACATTTTTTAACGACACAGAACCAACATCAAATGTTTTCACTATTGGTGGGACAAGGTTCGCAAACACAAGAACTTACGTTGCGTATTGCTTTAGTGGCAAGGAAGGTTACAGCCGGTTTGGTCTGTATAAAGACTCATCAGGGTCTGATTACAATAAAGATTCGCCATTCATTTACCTTGGATTCAGGCCCGCATGGATTCTTATCAAATCTACATCAACAGGACGCGCTTGGGCTATATACGACAACAAGCGCACCCCAGTGAATCCTGCGTATTTGTGGTTGCAAACAAGTACAAACACTGAGCAAAGTGACTCAACTAACATGGACATTGATTTCATGGCGAATGGATTCAAAATTAAAGGTGGCGATGGAAAGATCAACACCACTGGCGAGGAATACGTTTTTGCGGCATTTGCTGAAATGCCATTTAAGTACGCGACAGCGCGGTAGGAGATAGAAATGGCTTGGCTTTACCAAGGTTTAATGATGAGAGCAGGGCGTTCTTGGACTGACGCAACTGGACGCAAGTATCCTGCTCAATGGTATGGGCGTACAACAGATGCTGAAAAGACAGCGGCAGGATGGGTATGGCAGGATGATCCTGCACCATATGACAGTCGTTTCTATTCATCAGCCAATACCCCAAAAGCTCTTGATGATGTAAATGCTGTTGATGACGATGGCAACGCCATGCTCGATGAAGACGGAGTTCAGATCGTAAAGAAGGGACTCAAGACACTTGCGATTGAGACAGTCAAAGCAAAGGCGGCAACGCTATTGCGTGAAACAGATTGGATGGTCATCAAAGCATCTGAAGTCTCTGGCTACACTGTACCGTCTGCGATCACTACCTATCGTGCGGCAGTGCGTACAGCCTCTAACACCATTGAGACAGCAATCACAGGGGCTAGTACCCATGCGGCGTTCATGGCTCTCTACGACGCCCCTGTGGACTCTGACGGCAACCCAACGGGCAACGCCCCCATCAACGACTGGCCGGATGAAATCTAACGATGGATATGATGCTCTGGAACATCGTGCTCAGTGGCCTCATCGCACTCATCGGCTTCTTCGCCAAGAGTATGCACAGCGAGGTCTCTCGCCTCAACATCCTCCTTAACCGGACCCGTGAAGAATTCGCAAAAGAGTACGTGACCAAAGCGGAAGTCCACGCAGACATCAATCGAGTGATGGATCGCCTCGATGCACTCGATGCCAAGATAGATCGCCTAATAGAAAACCGATAACAGAGAGGGAGAATTGCCGCCATGATCTTTGAGGCAATTGCGGCAATCAAGATAGCCAACGAAGCTATCGGTGCCATCAAGGAGTTTGCGGGTCATGTCCAGTCTGTGGGCGAGATGGGCCCACAACTCACCAAGCTGGCTGATGCCAAGGAAGTCATTGAGCAGAAAGCCAAGGAAGGTTCAATGGAACACTTCTTTGAGCTTGAGAAGATTAAGCAGAAAGAAGCTGAAATAAAACAACTATTTATCTACAGTGGTCGTCCGGGACTATGGGAGGATTACCAGAGATTCATCACCAACCGGAAACAACTGAAAGAGAATGAACGCAAACGTATCGCACAAGCCAAGGCCCGTAAAAAGAGAATCATTAAAGAATGGACTATTGGCGTTGCTGTTGCCCTTGCCACCCTTTCTGCTGTTGGGATATGCGCTTACTTCCTATATTGGCTCATAACCACAAAGGGGAGCTAACCATGTGGATGCTATTCACAATCCTACTAGAAGCAAATCAATTTTACGTAAAACCTAATGGTCCATTCGTGGACATGGCAACTTGCTTTAAAGCACGTGAAGCAATCCTAGAACAGTTTCCAGAGCCTAAAGTTAACTACGAAGTTGTGTGCATCAAGACAGACTTCTTTGGAGAAAGTACATGATTGGTATATTGGGTAAAATACTTGGCTCAGGTGATGTCATCAAGAAGGGCATGGACCTCATTGACGATATGCACACATCAAGCGAAGAGGAGATTGCCGCTAAGTCTAAAGCGAAGATTGACCTCATGAATGCCTACGCTCCCTTTAAGCTGGCCCAGCGTTATATCGCCCTCATGTTCACAGCAGTGTTCCTCAGCATGTTTGTACTGGTATTAGCGATGACTCTTGCAGGTGAAGGTGACATTGATGCGGTGAAGCAAATCATCGGTGACTTCTGGATAGGCGAGATCATGTTGATGATCGTCGGTTTCTACTTCGGGGGAGGCTTAGCAGAGTCTGTTACCTCCGCAAAGAACAAAAAGTAAGGTACGTAAAGAATGGTAGACACTACAACAACCGGACTAACTCAAGGCGGTACGCTCTCTGATACGCTGATGGGGAAGACAACTGCTACTACTCTTCCAGAAGGTCAGGAAATTGAGATTGATAAACTCGCTGACTCTACGGTAACCGGCACGGATATTACGTACAACAAACTCGGAGAGACCCCTACTGTAACTGCGGAAACAGGGACTGCACCGACGGACGTTGTAGCACCCACCAAGCCCGTAGAAGGCACGTATGACATCACAACGTCTACAACAGCCGACAAGGTCAAGGATGCCACAGCCGCCCAGTTGACTGCCGATGAGATTTCCCCGGAAGTACGCATCGACGCACCACAGGGTGAGCTAACTGCTGGGGCTATCGCCGATGCGGCCCAGACAACAGTCCAGAACGAGCAACTCGTCAGCTACCAACTCGGTAAACTCTACGAGGGAATCGAACAGGGTAAGCCCCTCCCGGCATGGGCCGCAGGAGCCGCTCGAGCCGCTACCTCTGTGATGCAACAACGGGGTCTCGGTGCGAGTTCTATGGCCGCGGCCGCTACTATTCAGGCCGTAATGGAATCTGGCGTTCCCATCGCCGCCGCAGATGCCGCAGAATACTCGAAGATTAACGTCGCTAACTTGAACGCTCGCCAGCAGGCGGTTCTCCAGAATGCAAACAATGTAGCCGCGATGGACATGGCTAACTTGGATGCCCGCATGAAGGCGGCTGTCCAGAACGCCCAGAGCTTCCTAGCTATTGACATGAGGAATCTCGATAACGAGCAGTCTACTGAGGTTCTCAACTACCAAGGCCAGCTACAGGCACTCTTCACGGATGCGGCGGCTGACAATGCGACGAAACAATTCAATGCGAAGACACAACAGCAGGTTGACGAGTTCTTCTCCGAGTTGGGTGTACAAGTAGATAACGCAAATGCTACACGTACTGTGGCGATGGAGCAGTTCAATGTGGACCAGAAAAACTCCATCTCGACATTTAATGCGAGTATGCAAGACGCACGTGACCGTTTTGACTCCACCATGCAGGTGCAGATAGACCAGTCGAATGCTAACTGGAGACGTCAGGTTGCAACCATCGATACGGCGGCACAGAACGAAGCAAACCGACAGAACGCGATGAATCTCCTACAGGTAAGCCAGAGTGCCTTATCTGCTCTGTGGCAACGATACCGCGATGAATCGTCGTGGGTGATGCAGTCTTCGGAGAACGCACTTCAACGTGCACATCAGCTAGCCCTGCTCGAATTTGAAAAGAATGCGAACGTCGAAATGTTCGGCTTAGAAAGTAACTATGCGTCGATGGCCTCCCTCGGGAACGCGGCATTGGCCGGTATCTTGGGTATGGTAGGCGGGGGCGGAAGCGGTCCTAACATTTACGATGGCTCGACGAACTTTACAGACGAGGAACAGTAATGAGTTGGTGGGATAGTTTTACGAATAGTAGTATTGCTACTAGCATATCAAATGCTTACAGTGGCAGTATTCTGGAGACAGCCTACGAAGGGGTTTCGAGTTTTCTAACGACAGCCGACAGTTACGTCGATAGATTTTCCAACTCTAGCCTTGGCAAAGTGGCTACTGCGGGCTATAATTACTTTATGGACCAGCGCAAGAGCATTAACCGCCAGCAGGTCAAAGGTCAACGAGTCTCCGCACCCCGTGGGGGCTCCAAAGGGCAAGCCCTTTCCGCCGCACAGAAAGCAGACTTAGGTATCACACCGCGTGTTGCGGCCGCCGCACAGTCAGCTACACGAGCACGTGACGGTAGTCCTATTTCAGCGAGTATCCGGCAACTTGCGTACAAACGCTCTCGAGCACCACTCATCAACGTAGGCGACACTGGCATCAGCGTCAAGCCTCGGGCGAAATAAGATGTTACCAAAATTCTCTAACAAACCGCAGATTGATCGCAACTCGAGTTTTAACCAGCCACCTCCCGGCCATTCCTTAACGGACACCCCGGGAAAGTGGGCGTGGGAACGCCCCACCCAGTTTACGGCACCGAGTGAAGCGATGGACGCCCTTCTCGATAGCATCCAAGACCCAGACGTCGAGGAAAGCCTCATTCAACTTATGGCTTCCGGTGTTTCTATCGAAGAGATCACCAACACGATGACTAAGCTCGGCTTCGTCGAAGGAAAATTCACTGCCGATGTTGCTGAGATCCTCAAGCCTAACCTCGGGGTATACCTGATGGGCTTGGCTGTTGAGGCGGGTGTCGATAACGTCACGAAGGTTGTTTCGACAATGGATGGCATCCCCCGTACCAACTACGGTATGGACGACATGCAGTTGCTCAAAATCATGAAAGACCGCAACCCAGACCTGCACCGACAGATTACTAATGAGATGCCACGTCGGGAGCAAGCACAAGCGATGCGTCAACAACAGTTACAGCAGGAAAGCTTCCTCGGTATGCCAGAACCTCCTATGAGATCGCAGGCAAGTATGGTGGAAGCCCCAGAGGAAAGCGGGGAGATGGGAATCTAATGGCATTCGGTATTTTAACAGCAGGATTCTTGAAGGGAGCGGCAGACGCGACAGCGGGAGCGTTTTCAGCCGCCGCAGAAGATAGACGCCGAAAGGAAGAATTGGCGGAAGCGCGTCGGTACCAGACGGAAGTACGGGAAGATGAACAGAAATTCCAAGCCGGACAAAGTGCCTTAACTCGCCAGTTTCAGCGGGAAGAAGCACTAGTCGCGTCTGCTGATGCGGAGGCACGTGCTTTGCAAGATGCTAAGCGTCGTCAGGATGAGATTAAGCTCGAGCAACGTCTTCAGACTGAAGAATACGTGCTCCGGCAACTCGAGAATGAGCAGTACTTAAAGTCTCTTCAAAAAAAGATCGATGATCCTGACTACGATTCGACAAAGCCCCTCGCCTACGATCCTACCCGAGCAAACCTCTTCGCTCCAAAAACTAAGGGCACGGGTACCACTACGGTGATGAATCCAATGTACACTAAGACGGACGAAAATGGTGACCCCATTATTGTGTCCCTTCCTGACATTGATTTAGAAGGCCCTGACTCCAAGGAAGTTTTGGATGTACTATTCGGGGATCTCCAGCGGTCTGAAGTTGCAAAAGATTTTCCCCGCTTGATTGAGATGCACCGTACCGACACAGACAAAGAGCCCCTCGAAAACGTGATGAGACACCTCACGCGATATGGCCGGAGTAAAATCACTGCGGCACTTCAGATGCCAACCACAAACGATAAGAACGCGGGAGAGATTCTCTACCGTAACCCTATCCTGTACTTCGGTATCGACCAGATTCTACCCAACAAACAAGACCAGAAGTATTTCTACGAGAACTTCTTCGCTAAGGTTGTTCCTGAGATTGGTGGAGAAGTAAAGCAAGCTCTCGGTATACACCCTGACGTAGATATTGGCATTTCTCAAGATGATCAGGGACGCCCTGTTCTTGACTTGCCACGGAATGTAGAAGCTTTGACGTGGGCTACAGATGGTGCTGGTAAGGTCAAGCCTATCTTTGCTGATCTTCTACCGAAAGTCGCACAGTACTCGAAGATTCCTGTAGAAGCAGTTCTCCGTACGTTTTATGTACCGGGAACATCTGACGCACAAAAAGCACAAATGATGCGGGAAGTACTGCAAGTACGGGACGAGCTCACTGGTACCTATATTGATCGGCCAAATGGGCGGATGACATTCCGTGCTGGATTTGGAGACGTATTAGGTGATGTTTTTAAAAATACGTACGTATCTGAAGATGGAACGAGTATTGCACAGAGCATCGAGAGGGGTATTGACCTAGCAACTATTCTGCTTCCGCCACCAAAGCTTCAAGCGAGCGGCATGATCTCTGTACAAACAACCCCCCGTCCCGACTACGAGAATAAATACTATCTCGGGAAGTACGGTGTTGACCGTAAAGCGTCGGCACAGAAAGCAGGCTTTGCACAGGACACTATGCGTCTTATCGCCGACATCCGTAAGGCACAAAAAGATGGTGGTCTGATTGGTGGTTCTGGCGTAATTATCACTACAATTACTGGTGTAGAGGGTGTTGTTAAAGGACTTGGGGACATCCTAAGCCGCATGAGAAATAGCGGAGTCCAGATGGGCCCCGGTGCAGAAGCTACGCTCAAGAGACTCGAAGCTGAAGGTAGCTCAATTATTGACAATAAGCAAGCAACAGCACAAGGTGTGACCAACTACCTCATTGAGGCACTCGCATTTGCTATCGCCGGCTCACTTCAAGGTGGTGCCAAGGGCAACAACATCTCTAACCAAGATATCCAGAACGTGAAGGCAGGTTTAAACCTAGGCCGACTCTTCTCGAGTGAGGCTGTTGCTAATGGTACTTTAAACTACCTCGAAAAGAAGATGTACGCAACCTACACCATTAACCGTAAGTTTTCTGAAGCGCAGACAGAGCAAGATTTTCGCTCGGTATACATCTATAACAGCCTCATGAACCACAGCTACGACAAAGAACTCCACGGTACAGGCTATGATTTCTTTGCAAATGATCCGGATAATCCCGCAACTCAACGTCGTCGCGCTGAGGCTGATACTGGAGAAGGCAGTGAAACAACAATACGGGTAGACGGGAAGGACGAAGGTGTCGTTGAGCGTCCCGGACTGAGGGCCCTCCTTATTTCTCCTTCTAATGCAGGACAGCAGTAATATGGTAGACGAGTTTTCTGACATCCCTCGCAGTTTGACTGGGGAAGATCAAATAGAACAAGCCCCCCTCGACACGACTAAAATGACTGACGACGAGAAGGAAGTCCTCGCCGAGTCTCGCATCATGAGTCTGATGGATGTCAAAATGCCGGGGCAGGGATCAGATATTGCTCCACCGTTGCCCTACGACACATCTCCCGAAGCAGAGCAACGCCGTAAAGAATCTTTCGAGACACCCCCACCCCGGGATCGTGCAGAAGAAGTACGTCTAGCTGTCGAAGAAGCTGGCGGCCGGATGATCGGGGAACAGGGGGAAGATACTCGTCGTTACATAGAAGAAATGACGAGTACCCAAACTCTCGAGCTACAACGCGCTCCGGGATTCATCAACGCGGCAGGGGAATACACTGCGTTTCCTGAGGGTATTGACTTAGCGGCTCGTTACCGTGTGATGGACTTGAACGACGGCACAGAGTACGTAATGACAAACTCGGACGGCACCCTCGCGTTGTCCAACGGAAATCCCACCACAAAGAAACTCCTGCGTACCCAGCGTCTTGAGCAGATGACTGCCGAGCAGGATATGGCTCCGGGGTTTCAGGCAATGGAATTCTTGCGGCAAGCCGTGTTCAGTGGGAAGGGTCCACGTAACTTACGGGAACTCGATGACCGCCTCGAAAAGCTCGGTGTTAACCAGACTGGCCGTGCGTACATGGTTGAGGCTGTGAAGAATGGGGCGTTGGATACTGAGCGTGGAGCGCAGGGGATCACCAACTTCCTCGGTTTCGTAATTGAAGCACCAGACTTAGCTAGACAGTTAATTACGAAGGGGCTCACCCTACAGATTGATGCCGTAGACTACTTATTCGGGGATGGGGAGCGTAGCGAAAAAGATCTCCAAGCGGTTATTGAAGGAGTGTCTTCGTTTTTTGAGTACAACGTCCCGAACATGCAACAGATTGTAGCGCAACAGCATGGCCTCGATGTCCGTGTTGCACAGCAATTACTCCAGCCGCAGGGACTAAATGAGCGTGTTGATAAGCTCGGACCTGAGTACGGCGGGTTTTACACGGGTATCGCCATCCACACAGCAGGAAGATCTCTCAAGACATTTGCAGATATGGAAGCAAAAGTCATCGCTAAATACGGCGGGGATAATATCGGACAAGCCCTCAACAACGCTAGGAAGCAGGGCGACGACTACCACAAGATCAAGATGGACTACATCGAAGAGCTCGTGAAGGATCGTCGTTTTAAGTTCCGTGGAATGCACGAAAGACGTATTGATACCGGCCTTGCTATGCGGATGTCAAACCCCCGCGAGCGAGAAGCAATGGGGATTGTCAAGGAGGAGGTTAGCTCAATTGGACGTCAGATCGACGGACTAATCGACGAAAACAAACTTTACGAAAAAGCCGGCAACCAAGCGGCAGTACTACGTACCAATGCAAAGATTGACTCCCTTATGGAGCGTCGCCGCGTCCTCGTAGAGGATACTCTAATTCCTAAAACTTTTAAGGATATGAAGGCAGACTTCGGTATCCAGACCGCTATCGTGGCTGGAGGTACAGAAGCGTACACTCAGTTCTTTGGCAATGATCCCGACTCAACACCCTTCGTGGAACTCGGCCTGTCTTTATCTATTAGCTTGGGCTTAATCGGGCAGGGGCTGTACAACGGAAGTATAACAGCGTGGAACAAGACAAAGGACGGGTACACCAACTCTCAGAAGTGGGCGAATGATAACCCCGGATTTAAAGACGCTTCACCGTCTGAAAAAATAAAGATGATCAACACCTCGAAGAACCTCGACAAGCTCGAGAAGAAAGTGCTTCGTGATATTGCAAACTCTCCCCCTGAATTCCAGCGTCTCTTTTATGCAGGAGCGGAGGAAAGTGCGGCAATTCGCTCTGAACTAATCCGGCTGTCCCAGATTTCTGGCGTTAAGATTGACGAAAACGCATTCATTAACAACTTAGGTGACGTCGGTGCGATGGGGGGTTTAATCACCCTAGCGCGTAACCTCGATGAGAAGATTACGGTAACGGGGCTACAGAGCGCAATGCCTATACTCTTGCAGAAAGAGCAGAATTTAAATAACCAGCGTCTTATTCTCACGCAGATGGCTCAGTCCATGCAAGAATTAACCAAGGCTATTACCGTAACTAAAGACGCGGCGTCAACCCACGAGACTGCGTTCCAACTACACAACTTCCTCGGGCGTTATATCACACAGGCTTCCGCGCAACTAGACCAAGCAGAAACGAGCCTCGCTAGACTGATGGCTGTAACACCAAAAGAAATTGAAGCAATACACTATGGTGGTGCGGACTCGCTAACAGGTGGCTTGGACTCTACCAACTCTCTCTCACAGATTTTTGATTACGAGTCACGCGCTCTCAAGCTCGGTATTGATATGCCAGCCATTGGTGAAGATGCTATGACTCCTTCCCAACGTCTGATTAAGCGGGCGAAAGAACTCGACGATCTTGCGGTAGTTCGCTCAACGATGATCGAGCAGGCCGGTACATCTATCACACCAGAGGCGGCGGCCACAGGGGAAGCCAGCGTACATGCGGCACACAATGCTGTACACGTCAATGACTACATGTTCAACAAGGCCAACCAGTTCTACAATGACTTTGAGGTTGCCGCAGAAGGATCTTTCGCGGATATCTCCCGGTGGGGCTACGACATCCTCGACAACCCTACGCTATTTAAGGACGTTATTCCAGAAACACGGGGACGTCGTACCTTAGCACTCAAGGAAGGTAAGCTGACAGGAGTGTCGAAGACACCATTCAACTCCCTCCTCCTCGACTCGAGTGAGCGGTCTGTTCTGCGCGTACAGGGGTTGATGAACGAGCAATCCCCGGGATCTTACGACGAGTTAATCAACGCCCTCCGCACGAAGGAAGGTATTGAAGATGACGTAGCTCTCACTGCTCTCGACGAATTCCGTATGCTCTACCGTTTCTCTGAGTCAGACGCAGGTAAAGCGGTACTACCCGGCGGTATGCCCCTCCTAATTACTGCATCGGAGTGGAAGGATGTACGTCAGCACGTGTCTAATCTGATCGGACAAAATCCCGGCCAGCAGTACTTCAGAGACCTCAAGAAGGCGTGGGATACTGTTGGTGATCCAAACAGTGACACAGCTTTCCGTACTGGATGGATGCGTCTCGGGGAAGAGCCACAGGTTGTTGGCCCGAAAGTATTTGAAAAGTTCCGTACGGCACAGAGTTACTGGGAAGAGAACATTGTGGAGCGTTACAATAGCATCGCCCCCATCAACAAGTTCACTAACATGCTCACCAAAGAGCGTGTCCGTTTGATGACTGCTGAAGGTGCAGACCGTAACACAGTACTCGCTCAGTTCAATAAGTACGACACAAAAGATCAGCCTATCTTCTTGCTCGACAAGGTCTTGTCAGAGGGTATCAGTCTAATCAAGAAACGCGCCGCCGGAGCAAACCAGCCACTGACTGGTGTAGAGCTCACGAAGTTACTCGAAGAGCCACTGGCTAAATTGTCGGGCGGTTTCCGTGATCAGAATGGTACGTGGCGTATTATCGTAAAAGATGAGATGGACCCCAGCTCCAAGCTGGGAACATACGGACGGGAAATGCAACGTGCCGTACGCTTATGGTTACAGGGGTCTATCCTCAACACCAAGGAACACGCAGACATCCTCGCTGGAGACGCGAAGGGCTTGCTGAAATCCGGCGAGCTTACCGACAAGAAGACGATCTACACACTTCTCGACAGCCTCGAAAACATTCAGGTGTACCAGCGTAATGCTGATGGATCTATTGTTCCCTTCCGGAGTATTCCTTCACAGGGACAAACCAACAAGTTTGTGCACGGGACGGAAGTACGGCAGATTGAGGACACGAAGAATCTTGAGAGTTTAAGCAAAGAAGCTAAGCAGAAGCTGGACAAGTTTACTGCTGAGTTTAAGGATTACAAGCAGACCGTGGCGGATGAAGCCGCAGTAGAGATTAAAGCGGCCCGCGATGAACTCAAGCGAGATCGTAACACAGCAAAAGACTTAGGTATTGATGTTGACCGTGACCTCGGCAACTTTGACAAAGTAGCGAAGATGGTCTATGAAAACGTGGCGACAGGCGGTATGGGGGGAATGCCCGGTCTTACGGACACTGGCCTGCCACGCCTAAAAGAACGGATCAAAGCATCCATCACGAAGAACAACAAAGGCATACTCGAGAAAGAAGTTATTGATCTAACAGACCACTTCGTTGCTCGTTACACCTTAGCTCACATCGTGAAAGAAAGTTCTGAAGCAACAGGGGCAACCCTCACTGTATACTCCGAAAAGTTTGGTCAGGAAATGCTCGCACCAGAGATCGGTATTAACCATGTAGTGATGGCAGAAAAGCTCGGATTTGATGATCCTGCAAAAGCGTCCCAGATTAAAGCCATCATTAACTTCGATGGGGTGGACCGCTACGGGGTTCTCGAGGCAGTCACCAAGGTGGGTGCCCGTATTGCAACCCAGAACATGCCGGGAATCACAGGGCGTATTCCTACGCTCTCCCTCGACAGCTTGCTCTCTCGTGGTTACAACATCAACCGTAACGTAGTTAGCCCACAGTACACGGCCCTCGAATTGATTTTACGTCAGAGCCGAGAGTCAGGTGCCCGCGCACTACAGGCGATGCTCAACAACCCAGCCCTAGCGCGTCGTGTCCTCGACAAACTAGAGACGGGAGCATTCGAGATTCCCGAGCAAACAACTCCCGACTTTATCCGGATGATGACTGTAGAGATTCTCAGACAGGAAGCGGAGAATGAGTACCGTCGCAGTCTTTACGGTGACACAATACTTCGAGGAGCACCGGGTCCTGCGGAGCCAGTCGATGAGTTTACTTCGGTGGTAAGCCGGGATATCTCAGAGCCGCCTCCTCCTCCCCCAAATCCCGTCGATGACGACGACACGAAACGTATAAAGCCTACGGGCATCAAGACTATAGACCAGCTACGCGCGCTGGGATTCCAACTTTAAACCTCTAGGAGAACCCTATGAAAAAAATGTACTCAAACCCTAGCCGTAAGCCGATGATGGGCGGTGGCTACGCGATGGCTAAGCCACGTAAGAAGATGGAGGCGGGCGGTAAGGCTATGGCTGATGCCGCGGCTAACGCCGACGTGCAATCACGTGTAGCTACAGGAAAGGCTACGGATAAAGACAAGGCGGCGATGGAAAAGCAACGCATGGAAGAACTCGGGCGTATGCCTATGGCTACTCTCCGTGAAATTGCGGCTGGACCATTGAGTGACCCAGACACAACGCTCGCAAAAATTGTTCTACGTGGCAAGGGAGACAAGGGTGCGATGCCACAGAGTGTAGACCAATGAAAAACGTACCAGCAAACAACAAAGGATTAAAGAAACTACCTACGGAGGTAAGAAACAAAATGGGATACAAAGCAAAAGGTGGCATGGCCGCTAAGAAGAAGATGGCGACAGGTGGACGCACAGTGTCTAAAACAGACGCATCAACAGCGAAGTCTACACCACCGAAGACAGGAACAGATGCTCAGATGCAACGTATGAACAACACCATTAAGTCATTCGTAAAATCTGGCTTAACTACAGGTGTCATCGGAAAAATGTACCGAAATGCTCTTGAAGGAGCTAAAGGTGACAGGGTCTCTAATGCTGATAAGCAAGCCATGAAAAATGCCAAAAAAGATCCGCCAAACTACCAAGGTAAAGCCTACGGTGGCACGACCAAGAAGATGTACGGCGGTATGTCGAAGAAGACTAAATAACAATAAAAAAGTTATAACTCCAAGAACCTTGACCCCGGCTTACCCCCGGGGTTTTTTTATGTTCTTTCTTCCTTGATCTTCTCCTGAAGATGCCGGAAGTAGTGCCTCACAATATTCCCGATACTTGGTCCGTAAGCAGGATCGCCAAGTCCACGTAAGGTACGTTCCATCCCGATGGTGTCCACGCATTCAAGATTAAATTCAACATTTCCATCTCTGTTTAACTCTATAGTGAAGTTGAGTAGTTGTGCTTTTGGTTCTGCCATAGCTCATACAATATTTACAAGGTTGCTGTACGGGTGACCTAACGGCCACCCTCCCGGTCCCAATCGTATGGCTTCCTATGTCTGAGCCTGTTCCGTAAATCATATATCATCTTGTGCGCGTCTTCAAGAACTTTCTTGTTTCCGAGCGTAGGAT